CATATGGGATGACGGTATGAGTACATTCAAAGCCTTTCCTTCCGCTTCGGGTGCAGCGCGGTCATTCACCGCTAACCTTTTGATTTTGGATGAATGGGCGTTCCAAGCGGCAGCAGAACAAATATGGATGTCAACATTCCCGACCATCAACCGACCAACGGGCGGTCAAGTCATAGGGCTGTCAACGATAGACCGAGGCACTTTGTTTGAAAAAATCTTCATAGAGGCAACCGAGGGCAAGAATGGATTCTGCCCTATTTTTCTGCCTTGGGATGCTGACCCAAGAAGAGGCGCAGACTGGCACAGCAAGACGATGGCCGCATTGGGTGACTTAATAACACAAGAGTATCCCGCTACCATTGCAGAAGCACTGACGATACCGGGCGGCGCGTTCTTCCCCGAGTTTAGACGACACATCCATATAAAGCCGCCAATCATCGACACAGCGGGATATAGGCGGTATATATGCCTTGACTACGGGCTTGACATGCTGTCCGTATTATGGGTGATGGTTGACCGTGAGCATCGCGCAAGGGTTTACAGGGAGTACCACGCAAGCAACATCATCATACCCGAGGCTTGCAAAATCATCCGACAGCTGACAGGCAATGAAGCGATTGATTTAACGCTTGCCCCTCCCGATTTATGGAACCGTGACCAGGTACACGGCAAGAGCCGAGCATTGTTTTTTCAAGAGGGCGGTGTTCCATTGACACAAACAAGCAACGATGTGGATGCGGGCTGTGCTGCGATTAAACAATGGCTAAGCGGCGACAATCCTGCATTGACCTTTGATGATGGCATTGTGACCGTTACGGCACACATCACAAAGATACAAAGGGATAAAAACAAGCCAAACCGATACGCCAAAGAGCCACACATATTAACCCACGCGGTTGATGCGCTGCGGTGCTTTTGCATTTATTGGACAGCGCCCGCAGAAACGCCAACGCAAGAGCAATACTTTGGGTTTTCCGCGCTCAAGCCTACACCATCCCCCGTTGGATATGGTGAGCGTATGCGTGTTGTCTAATGCCAAAATAAAGCGATTTAAGGGGGTTTTGCTTTGGAGTACATATTCCTACTACTGACGATGATTATAGCGGGTGTTGCTGCCGTTACCCTGTACCGTTTCGGTTTAAGAGATGGACAAAGGATGGCAAGCGGCAGGCCTGTTATTAAAGAGGCAGACGGTGAGATTGCCGAGGTTACAGACAAAGTAAAGCGGATGCAAACACTCTTCGACAATCTTGATGCCTACGACGGCACAGACAAGGGGCAGGTGAAAGTATGAACGGGTTCACGGCAGGCGTGTTCAATGGATTGATAAAACCCAAAAAACCTAAGGTAGAGGACAAGGACATCACCGAGATATGGAAGCTGTATCAAATCGGGGAAGACCACCACAACAAAGCAAGCCTGTATACCAAGACCGACAAGGCACACAAGTTCTTTGAGGGTGACCAATGGGACGGACTGCAAAGCGGCGGTGAAGTGCTGCCGATGTTTAATTTTATTCAGCCGACCTGTGAGTACAAGATAGCGATGGTCGCCTTGAAAAGTATGCGCATTGCGTATACCAATGTCGAATACTCCGAGATTTTAAGCGAAATGGCAAACACCTTGTGGGAAATCTCCGTGATGGACAAACGCATGTGGGAGATGGTGAAAGAAGCATGTATTACCGGCGATGCGTGGATTTACTTTTACGACAAGCTGTATCACTCCCAACTGATAGACAACATCAACATCTATTTGGCGGACGAGCAGCAGAGGGATATTCAGCAGCAGCGGTATGTATTGATATACGAACGCAGACCTGTTGCTGATGTTCGGGAAGATGCAAGGCAAAATGGTGTTGCCGAAGAAGAGATTGAATTGATTCTGCCCGATGATGAAACGCACAACCAAGCGGGCGATGCTGCCAATGAGGTAAAGAACCAAGAGGACGGGAAATGCTCTTGCCTGCTCTATATGCGCAAGGATGAAAAGGGCAATGTGTGCTTTACAAGGGCGACAAAGCATGTGGTTTATCAGCCCGAGCAGGTGGTGGAGGGGATGAAATATTACCCCGTGGCTTCGTATGTGTGGCTGCCGAGAAAAGGAAGCGCAAGAGGCAGGGGCGAAGTCGAGGGGATGATACCCAACCAGATTGAGTGCAACCGGCTGTTGGCACGGCGGGCTTTGTCGGCAAAGGTGAGTGCTTTCCCAAGGCCTGTGTATTCGACTGCCCTTGCAAACCCGCAGGACATAGACCGTGTGGGCATTGCCTTAAAGGTGAATGGCTCTGTTGAAAGAGTGGGCGATGCCTTTACTTATATTCAGCCCGCAAGTATGAGCCAAGATGCCCACCTGCTGCAGGAAGACTTAATCAACACGACCCAAAGGATGGCTTCCACGGGCGACGCGGCATTGGGCAATGTCAACCCCGAAAAGGCAAGCGGTGCTGCGATTGTTGCGGCGAGAGACCAAGCGGCGATTCCTTTGAACGAGCAGTCGGCAATGTTCCGCCAGTTTGTGGAAGATGTGGCGCGGATTTGGTTTGACATGCTGTGCGCGTATCATCCCAACGGTTTGCCCGATGGTAAAGACGGGTTTATCCCTGTTGAGTTACTAAGGGCGGGACAGCCCGAAATAAAGGTTGATGTGGAGCAGATAGACCCCATCAGCCGATTGGGGCGGGAGCAGGTGATGCGCATGGACATGGAGGCACAGCGCATAACCTTTGACGAGTTTGTGGAGGCATTGCCGGAAGATGCGGTTACACCAAAGGGAGCATACAAAGAGATGTTTGACAGGCGGGCGATGCAAGCGCAGATGATTGCGCAGATGATGCCGCAAGGTTTGGTACCGACAGGAATGTCGGCACCAATGGCACCAAATATGACACCAACGACACCGATGCAACAGGGTATACCGGCAGAAATGCCGATGACCATATAAATTTAGGGGGACAAAAAATTGAATGATAATTTTAACGCGGTAAACGACGCGCAGGGGATGACCGTTGAATCCCCAAACACCGAACCGATGGAAAGCGCAGCGGTGGAAACTTCGGTTGATGCCGCGCAGGAAGTCGCGACACCTGCTGTTGGTGAGGAAAAGCCCAGTGCCGTACAGACACCCGAACAAAACGCGTGGTATGCCGAGCAAAGGCGGGCGGCGTCAGAAGCCAAAGCCGAGGCAGACAAAGCAAAGGCGGCAGCAGCGCGGTTGCAGTCGGTATTGAACAAGTACGGTTATCAGGGCAGCCCCGAGGAAATTGCCGACCAAGTGGAAGCGCAGGAGCAGAAGATTACCGTTGAGCAGTTAAGAGCCGAACGGGAACAGGAAGCAAAGCGCATTCGTGAAGCGGCGATGAATGACCCCGAGATAAAAAAACTCAAAGAAGAACGCGATGCCCTGTATGAAATGCAGCTTGACCAAATCCGCAAAGGTGACTTAGAGAAGGTGAAAAAAGCCTTCCCCGATGTTGCCGCAAAGGATGTCAAGGAACTGGGCGAACAGTTTGCGAGTTTAAGGGCAAACGGCATAGATGCGGTTGTCGCTTATGCGGCAATCAAGCAAGCAGAGGGAGCGACAAAGCCAAAGACCCCGCCTTCCATCGGGAGCGTAAACAACGCAACGGCGCGGGTAAAAGACTTTTACACCCCCGAAGAAGTGGATTCCTTGAGCGACGCGCAGCTGAATGACCCTGCTGTGTGGGCGGCGGTGAGAAAAAGCATGACATCGCCCGCGTGGAGAAAGTAAGAAAACAAAACAGGCAAAAAAAGAAATAAAGGAGTGTTAAACAATGGCGTACAGCAATTTTAAGCCGACCGTATGGTCGAAGCATATTCTGCGCGAGCTGGAGCGCGAGTGTCAACTCTATGACTTTTGCTGGAAACAGTACGAGGGCGAAGCCAAGATGGGTGAAAAGGTGAAGATTTTAGGCGTTGGCGCGCCCACCATCGGCACGTATACCGGGGCTTCCATCGGTGCGCCCGAAACCGTGGCAGACCAATCGACCTACCTTGCCATCGACCAGTACAAGTACTTCAACTTCGCCGTGGATGACGTGGACAAGGCGCAGGCTGTTGATGGATTGATGGAGGCGATTTTGTCCGAAGCGGTGCGGGCGCTGGCCATCAACAAAGACGAGTACATCGGGGGGCTTGCCGCGGGGGCAGATGTATACGCGACTGCTACATCGAGTGCCAACACTGCCGCAAAATGCTTTGCGTTGGTTGACGCGGGACTGATTTGGCTGCGCAAAAACAATGTGAAGCCCTCCGACGATGTGGTGATTGAGGTGCCGCCCTTCTTTTACTACCGCTTTAAAGAGTACCTGACGGCGCTGAAAACCGACAACACCGAGATGATTAAAAAGGGCGTTGTGGGAATGTACGACGGCTGCCTTGTGCGCGTAACGAACAACCTGTACAACGACGGCACCGACGACTATGTAATGCTGCGCTCCAAAAAGGCGATTGCGGCGGCAAGCGGCATTGAGCAGACCGAGGCGTTCCGCCCCGAAACCCTGTTTAGTGACGCCATCAAGGGCTTGCACTGCTACGGGGCAAAGGTTATTCGCCCCAAAGAACTCTATGTCATCAAGGCGCACAATTCGTAATTAAATTGACAGGGGGCGGGAGAACCCCGCCCCGGAAAGGGTGAAAACAAATGGCAGCAGCAACCGTTATTACCAATACCACTTTGGCACTGAATACCTTTGCAACCCTGCCCGCGACCGCGGCAGTTGAAGCGACAAACGGCGCTTTGGTAACCGCAGGGGCAGACCACAAAATGCTTTTGATTGCCGAAAACGCAAGTGTCGACACCGCCAAAACGGTGACCGTTAAGGCGGGCAACGGCATCCAGGGTTTATCTGACTTAGCACTTTCTATTCCCGCGGCAAGCACGAAATGCGTTGTGATTGAGAGCATGAAGTTTGTCAACACAAGCGGCACGAACAAGGGCAAAATTTTGATCACCGGCACAGACGCGAACATAAAAATCGCGTGTGTGCTTGTGCCGTAAAAACACAAAAAGGCGGGGCGGGCAACTGCCCCGCTACTTTTTAAAGGGAGTGAAACCGCATGACGGGTACACAATTACTTGCTTCGGCTGCAGCGGTTATTCATGAGGCGCACCCGTCCGATTATGACGGTTTTGCCGTTTCGTGGATAAACATTTTGTTGGCAGAAACTTTTGATGTCAACAATCGGTTACGAGTTGCGGCCGGGAGTGCTGTATTGGCAACTATCCCGCAGTTGACCGCTTTGACCGAAACATTAACTTATGAGAATAAACTGGTTTTCAACGCGCTGCCTTATGGTTTGGCGGTGAAGTTGATTGCAGATGACAGGGATTCTTCTTTTTGGAATATGCTGCACGCCGAGTATGTCAACCGCATCAATGAGATGGATGTGGGCTTTGTAGAGGCGGTGCCTTTCAGCATTGAGATTGTTGAGGTTGACGGTGTTGATACAACGGTAACGGCGCCGATATTCGGCTTTGCGCCGATAACCCTTGCCGAGAATGTTTAGGGGGTTTTGATATGCGCCATATCGTGGCAGGCGGTTTTAATAAGCCGCAATCAACCATGTACAACAAATTCAAAGGCGTTGACTTTGCGACAGACCCCGCAGGAA